CTGATCTACTTGCGCGCCTCCGCAGACACCTTGCATGTCTATGGCCGCGGCCGATTCACGGCCGGCAGGGACTCGCGGGAGTTTACGGCTGAGGAGCCTCAGTACGCGGAGATCGTGATCACCGAGGATGAGGCCGCAGAGCTGGCCACCACGCTACGAGGCGTGGAGGGAGCTGGCCGCAAGGAAACGCTAGTCACGGTCACGCTCACTGAGCGCGGCACGCTGACCGTCGAGTACGGCGCAGAGATCCTCTGCACACTCCCCGACGCTGACACCAACGAGGTTTCCTTTGGGATGCCCGATGAGGTGAGCGACTGGGAGGAGATTGATGAACTCCTGGCCGAAATCGCCAAGGGCGGTCCACCGCTGACCCGCTACGGATTCCAGAAGGACATCCTGGCACGCATGAACAAGATCCGGGCCGACAGTCCAGTGATGGACTTCGCCCTCCACCCTGACAGCCATTCCTTTGGAATCGCCCTGGGTTCCACCTTCCGCGCAATCATCGCGGGAGTTGACCGACAGTTTTACGCCAATGGCGGTAAGTGGGGCGATGGCCCCGGCAAACCAGAGCACCTCTGGGAGGCCTAGAGGATTAGAGAGACAGGATTTCGTGAAGCTCACGGTAGAAGCAATCAACTGGAACCGCATTCAGGACGACACCGATGTGTCGGTCTGGAACCGGTTGGTCAATAACTTCTGGCTACCCGAAAAGGTGCCGCTGTCCAATGACCTCCAGAGTTGGGCAACCCTCACCGAGGCTGAGAAAACCCTCACCATGCGGGTGTTCACCGGCCTGACCTTGCTTGACACGGTTCAGGCCACGGTAGGAGCCGTGAGCCTGATCCCCGACGCAATCACCCCTCACGAGGAGGCGGTGTACACCAACATCGCGTTCATGGAATCGGTTCACGCCAAGTCCTACTCCTCGATCTTCTCCACGCTGGCCTCCACCAAGGAGATCGACGCCGCGTTCCGGTGGGGCACTGAGAATCCGTACCTCCAGAAGAAGGCGCAGATTGTCATGGACTACTACAACGGTGACGATCCCCTCAAGCGCAAGATTGCCTCAACTTTGCTTGAGTCATTCCTGTTCTACTCCGGGTTCTACCTCCCGCTCTATTGGTCCTCCCATGCCAAGCTGACCAACACCGCAGACCTCATACGCCTGATCATCAGGGACGAGGCGGTTCATGGTTACTACATCGGGTACAAGTTCCAGAAGGGCATGGAGAAGGAATCCGCGGAGCGCCGGCAGGAGCTACAGGACTACACGTATGACCTCCTGCAAGAGCTGTACGAGAACGAGGTCAAGTACACACACGAGTTGTACGACAGCGTTGGCTTGGCCGAGGACGTGAAGAAGTTCCTCCACTACAACGCCAACAAGGCGCTCATGAACCTGGGGTTCGATCCCCTGTTCCCCAAGTCGGTCACCGACGTTTCCCCCTCCATCCTCTCCGCACTCTCGCCGGGTTCGGATGAGAACCATGACTTTTTCTCAGGCTCAGGTTCCTCCTACGTCATCGGCAAAGCCGTGGCTACGGATGACACCGACTGGGATTTCTAAGGACTCCTCACTTTGGTTACATTCCGCTCAGACATGACCGTCGATCTGATCGACTGCATGGGCACAGAGCTTCGCATTGTGGAGGCCGCTCAGGTCTCCACCAAGGGTGCCAGTGCGGCACCGCTCAAGGCCCCCGGCCTTATGAACCTCATCCGGCGCATCACCCACACGGGGGGATGGAACTTGGTCAAGGGCACACGCCCGAATCCCGGCCTTGTGAAGTGGCTCTACAAAGAGCGCCACGCCTCCCCGTTTGAGCACTGCATCATGACGTTCCGCATTGAGGCTCCGATCTTCATTACCCGTGAGATTTTGAGGCACAGGCTGTCCAGCTTCAATGAGGAGTCCGGCCGCTACCGCGTTCTCCGTGGGGTGTTCTACTCCCCTGACGGCAAGCGCAAGCTTCGCCAGATCGGCAAGGTTGGCAACTATGAGTTCGTGGACGGCTCAGTTGCACAACGTTTGCTCACCGCCGTTTCAACACGTGTCTCACCGGTCGTTAGCTGGTGGTTCTACAGGGCGATGATCAAGGCCGGCGTAAGCCGCGAGGTGGCCCGTATGGTCCTCCCCGTGTCGATCTACTCCTCCCTTTACTACACGGCAAACCTCCGCTCGATCCTCAACTTCCTGAGTCTCCGAGTGGACTGGGGCGAGGATGCGCACGTGCGTTCCCACCCCCAGGCCGAGATCCAAGAGGTTGGCCTCAAGATCGCGGCGGCTGTAGCCGCGCACTACCCGAACGTATGGAAGTCCTTCGTGGCGAACGGATACCAGAGTGTCTAACCGGGAGAAAGTACGCCGCGCGTACCTCGAAACCCCTACCGCGTTCATGGGCGACATCGCCCAGCGAACCGGCCTGACCAAGGGCCAGGTGAAGGGTGCCCGCAGTGGCCTCGTGAAGGATGGCCTGTTGCCGCACATGTACGGCTATATGGGCGCAATGCACCAAGAGGAGCTGGCCAAGTGAGGCTGTACATCGCCGGTCCAATGACCGGCATCAAGGACTACAACTACGCGGCGTTCAATGACGCCGAACGGTTGCTCAAGTCCGTTGGCTATGAGGTGCTCAACCCGGCCCGTCAGGGGTTCGGCAAGGAGTACCAGGAGTATCTGGAGCTGGCCATTGCAGACGTGTTCGCCTGTGATGGGATCGCCCTCCTCCCTAACTGGGAACGCTCCCCCGGTGCCAGTGCTGAGGTAGCTCTGGCAGACGCGCTCCGCAAGGACGCCTCCGAGCTGGCCATCTGGCTCTCGTTGGGCGTACTCAATCGGGCCTACGTGACCGGGGGGCAAGTTGCCGCTACTAAATGACGTGCTGGGCACCGGCCTAGGCCATCGCTCCGTGTCACAGGTCGGTAGCTTTGCGCAGTGCGCAGAGGCCTACCGGCTCTCACGGGTGGCACGGGTGCCTTCCAAACCTGCCGCTTGGTTCAACCACGGCACCGCGTATCACTTTGCGATTGAGGAGTACGAGAACAGCGGACGCAAGCTCTCGAAAGAGTTGCTGACCTCATTGTTCACGGACCTCTACCGCGAGGAGATCAACAAGCTCAAGGAACGCTGGCCCGATGAAAAGGACTGGCTGACCGGGGGCAACAAGAAGGGCTTCAAAGACATCGAGGACCGCGAGGTTATCGGCGTCTGGCAGGTTCACGATTACGTGGATTTCGCTGAGGCTCACAAGGATGACTGGCGGATTCTTCCACTCGGTAATGGCCTGTTGGCCACCGAAGTCAAGTTCACGATTGAGCTTGGCGGCGTCTCGGTCAATGGCTACATTGACCAGATCCGGGAGTGGCGCGATGGCTCGCTTGAGGTTGCAGACCTCAAGACAGGCTCGCGGGAACCAGCCAGCTCCATGCAGTTGGGAGTCTACGCACAGGTAGCCCTCCAGAACACCGGCAAGCTCCCGGCAACGGGAGTGTTCGTCAAGGCCGGCAGGCCGGCCACCGCCAAGGTGGACGCCAAGCCGACCAAGGACATACGCCGCACGCTGGACGAGTGGACCCCCGAGTTCCTTGGCTCGATGTTCAAGGACATGGACCGGATGGACAAGCTGGGCTTGTTCCTGCCGAATCCACAGGACGGTTGCGAGAGGACATGCACCGTCGCGGAATACTGCCGCGTCAAGGGCTGGGGAGACCGAGCCACGTTCGCAGAGATCCGCACACGGGAAACGGTGGCCCCGTAATGCCGCCGTTTGCTACCGGGGGTTACTGCCCCCGAACTACTACTCAGGAGTCACCTTTGGGACTTTCCCCCCGCACGTTCACCAACAGCATCGGCGCAACGGTCACCGTTGACAACAACGGCATCTACCCGATGCTCAGGACCAACGCCCAGGGCGGCATTCACACGGTAGTCGTGGACCGCGACGTTCCGGCTCTCGCCTTCGAGCTGTTCAACAAGTCCGCACGGTTCGGCCGCGACATCAAGGCGACAACCCAGGACGGCAAGCCGTCCATCAAGGTTGGCACCGGCAGTATGGCTGGCATCGTCTACAAGCCGACGACCAATGAGCAGGCAGAGCGGAACCTGAACTTTGCCCTGGCGAATCTCGCCGCCTACGAGGAGTGGGAACGCACCGGCCGCAAGGTCGCTGAGGCCCGCGAGGCCGCTCTCAAGGCCGCTGAGAAGCGTGTCGCTGAGGAGAAGGCAAAGCGCGAGGCCGAGGAGGCTAAGCGGCAGGCTGAGCACGCCCGCAAGCGTGCTGACGCCCTGACGTTCTACAACCTGACCAACGGCACCCGGTTCTACTCATGGTCCTCTGTGGGGTTGATCGGTGAGGCCCGTATCCAGCAGTGGATCGACCTCAGCGAGTCCGCCAAGGCCCTCAAGAAGTACAGCCCGATTGGCGGCTCCTCCCTCCGCCCAACCCTCTACCCCTCCTCCAATCCGTTCTCCCGGTTCAGCCTCTAAGCCTCCCCTCCGTTAGGAACCTCCCACATGACTGACACATTCTCCGAAGCTCCCCTCTCCGTCAACTTCAAGCCCGCCGCTGGCTTCGACGCCCCGATGCTCACCATTCGTGCCGGTGATCCGGCCGCTCTGAAACAGCGCGTGGAAGGCGTTGGACAGGCTGGCATCTTCGAGGCCATCGCCACTGCCGACTCCCAGTTCAAGGCGGCCTATGGCACGCCCTCAGGAGCCGCTCAGAACGTCCAGCAGGTACTTGGCGCTACTCCTGTAGCCGCACCGGCTCCCGCCCCCGCACCGGCCGCTGATCAGTGGGCCGCACAGCCCACCCCGGCCTGGGGTTCCGCCCCTGCCGCCGCTCCCGCGCCGGCCCCGCAGTACGCGGCCCCGGCCCCGGCCGCTAACCCTGCCGCCTCTGCCGGCGCTCCGTTCATCGCCGCATTCGGTCAGGCCGCAACGTTCCGTTCGGGCCAGTCTGCCCGTGGCGCATGGTCCGCCTACATGGACCCGCGTCCGAAGCAGGTTACGGATGCCCTCCCGGTTGACCACACCGGCAAGGTTCCCTCCACCGACAACGAGAACCACCCCGGCCTCGCGGCAGGTACTCACAAGTTCACCAAGTTCATTCGCTAGGTAACCCGTAGTGCGGTGGGGCGTGGTGACTAGACCACGCTCAAATGAGGGTCGAACCCCGCCCACCGCCCTCCAGTGGCCATACCTATCCGATTGGAAGTGAACATTGCTCACCCTCAACCAAGGGCGCAGAAAGAACGCGGCGGCGGGCGAACCCCTTCATTGCCCCATCGGGGTCATGAATGAGAGCAAGACCTACCTCCGCAAAGGACAGCTCACTCTAGTTGGAGCCGGTCCCGGTTCTGGCAAGAGCGCGATTGTCCAGTACATACTCCAGAAGGGCAACGGGCTGATCCCAAGTCACCCCGAGCGGCAAGTCAACCGCACCTTCTACTTCTCCGCTGACTCGGATCAGACCACCATGTGGAAACGATCAGCGGCCATCGCCACAGGGCATGCCCAGGATGCGATTGACGAGGCGTTGTTCGCTAAGAACATCACGGGCTATGAGCAGGCCGTCACCCGATCAGCTTCACACATGCGTTTCGATTTCAACTCCTCACCGAGTGACAGTTACATACTGGAGTCGATTGAGGCTTATGCCTCCGCGTGGGGAAGCTACCCCGAGGTAATAGTCATCGACAACCTCAAGAACATCGCCATAGATGGATCTGAGGGGGAGTTCCAAGCACTAGAGGATGCTT